TATTAAATGTACAGGAAAGAAAGAAAACTACATTCGTAAACATATGTTAGCACCAAAAACAGACCATTGGTTAACACCAGAAGAAGCAGTCAAACATGGAATTGCAGATAAAATAGTTGAAACATATTAATTAATCTTGACAAATGGCTGATAATTTTGTATAATATAGTAATCAACTTAGGTAAATAAATGTCAGAAGTCAAAAACTACTCCGCAGATATGCAGAAATTATTCGTTCAGTTCATGCTGACCGAACCTCAGTTATTCACTAGAATCATGGGAATTGTTGATGACCGTCATTTTGACAGAGAAATCCGTGATGTTGTGAAATTTCTTATTTCGTATAGTAATGAATATCAAACTATGCCAACAGTTGAGCAGATAAAAGCAGAAACTGGACAGGTAGTAGAGTTACTCAAGGACATAGAACAACATAGTGAATGGTTTATAGACGAATTTGAAACATTTTGCAGACACAAAGCAATTGAACGAGCAATCGTTAATAGTGCAGATTTACTTGAAGAAGGCAGATACGGTGAAGTAGAAACAACAATCAAAGATGCAGTTCAAATTGGATTAACTAGGTCATTGGGTACAGATTATTTTGATGACCCAAGAAAAAGACTTCAGCACTTGAAAGACAATAATGGACAAATCACTACGGGATGGAAAGATTTAGACGATAAACTTTATGGTGGTATTAATCGAGGTGAAGTAACTATCTTCGCTGGAGGCTCGGGTTCAGGTAAGTCGTTATTCATACAGAATTTGTGTTTGAACTGGGTGCAGATGGGATTGAATGTTGTCTATGTTACTTTAGAATTATCAGAAGAATTATCAGCAATGCGTATTGACGCAATGGTAACTGACCGCAGTACCAGACGCATTTTTAAAGAACTTGATGATGTTGAATTACAAGTTAGAACAGTTGGTAAGAAATCTGGAATGCTTAGAATTAAATATATGTCATCTGGTTCAACGATTAATGATGTTCGGGCATATTTAAAGGAACTTCAAATAGTAACAGGACAAATAGTTGATTGTGTATGTATTGACTATCTAGACCTTATGATTCCAATAACAAAAAAGGTTGCTCCAGGCGACCTGTTTATCAAAGACAAATATGTTACAGAAGAAATGCGTAACTTTTCTATGGAAACACAAACAGTATTAGTAACAGCATCTCAATTAAATCGTTCAGCAGTAGAAGAAATTGAGTTTGACCACTCTCATATTGCAGGTGGTATTTCTAAAATTCAAACTGCTGATAATGTTATTGGTATCTTTACAAGTAACGCAATGAGAGAACGAGGTCAATATCAACTCCAATTATTGAAAACACGAAGTTCAAGTGGTGTTGGTTCTAAAATAAATCTCGTATTTGATAGAGATAGTCTAAGAATTAGTGATTCAGATTTAGATGATGATGATTTAGCAATTGGCAACCAAGACGCAACTACAGTCACAGATATATTAAAGAGAAAAACAATAGTTACAGACAATCCGTCTGCAATTCCTCCAGAAAAAACAGAATCAGCAAAAAATTTACGTGCTATGGTAAAGTCAAAAAAATCTAGTCCATTCAGTGATAATTGATAAATACTGATAAGGAGAATTATCTTATGACTAAGAAACCACGTAGAAGTCTGTTTGAAGAATTAAATTCGATGGCGATTTCTAAAAATGAGCCAGAAAGATTTGTCGAACAAAAAGGCGAACATATAATTACTGGTGCAATAAATTTAATTGAGTTCATAAATCGTGAATTTGATGAATCTGTTGCTGTGGATTTAACCAAGCGGCTTGTTAACAGCATTCGCACGGGCGACATGAGAAAATTCAAACGTGGAATAACTCATGCGAAGCGAAAAAATGACTCTTGACCAACAACTTAAAGAATTAAAAGTTCTATCAGGAATTTATAAGCCCTATCAACCTGAGGAAACTCAGCAGGAGAATATTTCCTATATTGGAACTGAAAAATCTAAGTATCAAAAGAAACATAAAATAGAACCAGGAACACAAGAATGGTTCAAGTTATGGTTTGCTCGTCCGAGATTGACAGGNGAATCACCATACGGCAAGGAATAATATGAAAGTCAGAGAAATAATATTAGGCAAAGGTCGTGAAAGAAGATTTAGAGGACCAAGAAAACCTCGAAATAAGCAAGTAGGCTTCCATCAGAAGATGAAGAAACTTCTGGATAAAGCCCTTAAAGAAGAGGGTGCAAGAATTCAACATTTAGAAGACTTGATTATTTTTGATGGTTCAGTTGGTGGTCAAAAAGCAATCGCAAAACTACATCAAGTAGAAACTTCTCCAAAATCAATCAGTATCAAATGGGATGGCTCACCAGCCGTTATCTTTGGTCGCAATGAAAAGGGTGAATTCGTTCTTACAGATAAAAGTGGATTTACTGCAAAAGGATATGATGGCAGAGTTACAAACGGCGATGACTTAGAGAAAATGTTTCTAAATAGAGCCAAAGGTGAAATTGATGATAGCAGACGAGATTTCGCATCAAAGATGAAAGGTATATGGAACACAGTAGAAAGTGTTATACCTGAAGATTTCAGAGGATACTTACATGGTGACTTGTTATGGTTCTCAACTCCACAAGAAAAAGACGGCAGACTTATATTCAAGCCAAACACAACAACATATTCAGTGGATGCTAAAAGTGACATTGGTCAAAAGATAATTAATTTTGATGTCGGTATTGTAGTTCATGTAGTAATTGGATTAGACGGAAATAAAAGCAACGTAGATATGGGACAACTTAGAGCAGGCAAAACATGGATTATGCCTCCAGTATATGTTACTAAATCTCCAGGCGTTGACTTACCAGAAGTAGACAGATTAGAAAGTTATTTAAAATCTAATGCTAATTCAATTGATAAATTATTGGCAGTCCCAGCCGAATTAAAAATGGCAGACTTTAGAAATATTCTTTACACTTATATTAATAATAGTGTGAAAGCAGGCAATTTAGATAAACTAGGAATGAATTTTAGTGAGTGGGTAAACTCATCAAAACTAAGTGGACCTAAAAAAGAACGAGTAGTTCAATGGGTTCAAGAAAATAGTGATGGATTTGAAGCAATATTCGGTTTCATCAAAGGGGTTATGACTACAAAGAATAAGATTATTAAAACGTTAGATTCTCAACCAGCAGATATCGAAGCCAGTACAAATGGTGAAAGAGGTGGAGAAGGCTACGTAATAGATAAAGACGTGAAACTTGTAAACAGAGCAGGATTTACAGCGGCGAATATGAGAAAGGAGAGATAATATGGAAATTTATGCAGACTATTCATTAGAAGACCAGCAACTATTACGAAAGTATATTAGTCCGATGTCAGACCGTAGCATGTTTAAAGGTATTCCTATAGAATTGTACGATTATGTAACACGATTGTTACCAGTCAAGAACAGACGTATCAAGTTCAGAGGTCCTTCATCAGCAACATTTAGAAGGCCACGAGCCAACACAATTAAATCAGAGGCGACATCGTTTGCAGTTTATTACGATAACGATACAATTTTACATTTAGGCAGACCAGGAGATTAAAAATGGGTAAAAGAGAAGTACCATTTGTAACTGTTAAAAGAAACCCAAGTACTCGCAAAGCAACTGCAACTAAGAAGCATATGAGCCACGGTTCATTTAGATGTAAACGACATCCTAACAGTAAGAGATGTCGAAATGGAAGTACAAGATAAATACTATTATAATTGAGGAATGAGGGGAGAATTATGGTTATTAAGGAGTCGAAAAAACACCTTGATGACGTTAATATGACTTATTGGGAACATTTTATCTTTGCTAGTAAGTTTATGATAAAATGTTTAAAAATGGCATTTGCGTTAACGATACATACATTTATACCAGGATATTTCACTGTATATGCAAGTGATAAAACTTTTGAAAATGCGAAAATGTTAGAAGAAATGGGAAGAAAATAGATGGAACAGTACGAAAGAGAAAAACTACAACTTGTAAATACATTATCTGAAAGTAGATTATTCAGAACTAAAAAGATGGCGAATGATGTCAATATAGATGACGCGGCCGACTTAGTTTTTTGTCACTTTCTTGTATTGAATATATTTAATAAAGATTATGATTTTGCCCCGTTGGCATCTGATGTAGCAAAACGTACTATGATTTTTAGAAATTTTGACTATTTCAGAACAAATGGAACTGATA